AGGTGCCCTCATATTCAAATCCTGAAAAGTCCGCACCCAAGACGGAACATGCCACCTCACAATGACCAACTATTCTTCCAAATTCAAAACCTTCGTTGTATGTAATGGTGGCGAGAACCGTCCCAACTGCTGCGAAAAGAAGCATGATAGCGGCTCGTTTCCAATAGTTTTTTATAAAATTGATTATTTTCTTTAACATATTATCTTTTTAATTATTCGTCTGATTTGTGTTGGCTACGACATAGCCATAATTCTGTTCATACGACGTAGAGTGAACTTGAAATGCTGCCCTGATATCTTTATCGCTATTTTTATTGATATTCTCGGTTAGTCGCCGTAGTAGTTTACCATCAGCCTCTAATACCTTTGAGTTGATAGCATAATAATAACTCTTTTCGGAGATATTGTCAAGGGAAAAAAATAGTTTTTCTTCTCCGCTGTCCACATCGACAACACCAATCGTGCTCACCGTCGCTGTTTCTTTAGACTCAAAGGCTGTTTTATGAACTGGTGTGTGGTGATTATACACATTCACCATATGAATTGCCGATACCATTAAATCGTTTAACTTATCATAATAGCCAATAATGGGAACATCGCCCAATATTGCTTCAAGCTTTTTATTGTCAACCAAATAAATGCGGCTAATGGCATGAGATCGAGCATATTCTTGTAAAACGTTTCGTACCAATCTTTCTTGAAAAGTATTTGTTTCACCCAAAAACTCAACATCAGGCTTGATATAGAGAATATTCAAATTTTTATGAGATAGTTGTTGTAAGATCCCCAGCGAAGCAGCAGACGTATATCCAGCACCTGAAACCACAAATAAAATATCGTCCGTTGCATCTTTAAAAAACGCCTTTAGAGAGGGAATATTTTTTTCATATTTTTCAGGGTGATCGTAGCGTCTAAGGAGGTATACCCTTTCCTCACTGTTGTCTATGCTTTCACTATCAATCTTAAACACTTTATATTGAGGATGCTGGGAAAACTTTTCTGCTATGGCACACCCAGCCTTTCCAAGACCGATTATTGTATCCATTCTATCCCCCGCATCGCGCCATATGATTTTCCAGCACTTACATTGACCTTAAACTTACCAAAAGGAGTTTGAGAAAAAATATTAATTAACTCTCCAATAGTTTCTCGCTCACAATCATCATAATCTATGATAATACTATCATGAAGTGTAAAGGAAATAAAAGATTTTTTACCCTTTAGTGTGTTTGCAATCTTAAATGCTCTGGATAACACCAGATCGCTTGTAGTGCTCTGTATTAAATAGTTTAGTGCGTGATGTTTGTCCGATTCGATTGTTCTATCAAAATAGGTCGTCACCTGCTGTCCGTTAAAATATTTTTGCAATATACCCTCTCGATCATAATGCCGATTTGATAAATAGTCCTTAGCCTTCGGGTTATATAGCCATGCAAAAATGCGCTTTTTTGCTTCCTCGCGGGTGCCAATGCCACGATAGATATTATCAATATTCCACTGGTGGATGTCATCTTGTGGCTGCTCTTTCCCGCTTAATCCGAGAAGAACACGAAGCTCCGCAGCATTATAATCAAGCTCAACAAAATAATCATTAGCGGGTTTCAATATAGATCTATAATCAGCGTCTAAAGTTAATATTGGAAAACCTCCTTTATAAGTTGTCATTCTGCCGGTCTTTGTGCCGTAAATATTGTATGAAATATATGGTTTAATGTGCTTGCTTTTTTTTAAAAAATTTCTGGTCTTGAAGTGGTGGCTTTCTCTGGCGATTTCCGCATAGTCAATGTTTAGCTTTTGCTGCCCGATGTTATATGTAAATTCTGCCAGCTTTCTCAGGAAGTCATAGTTCTCTGGAGTGTCATATGTTTTTATAATATGCTCAGTAATTTTATTCTTCATCTCACAATGCTCAAGAAGAAATCGCTGCGGGACAAGATCGTAGAAACAGTGCCTCTCAAGAGAAATTTTTGCTGTCGAAAACGACTTGTAGAATGCTCTCATACGAGCATTAATCGCCTCCCAGCGATGTCTTAAAAAATCAGGACATACCTCATTCAATGATTTCCCTCCGACGAACAGGGAGGCAATCAAAGTGCTATTTTGAGCAAACATAGGGTTATAATTCCAAGTTGCGCTTACAGCGTCGAAGTTAAATTCTTCGCAATTATAAAGTAACTTACCATCATGGTATATGCCAACACAATGCTGTTTATCATCTAATGCTTGGGCAAGCAAAAATCACCTATTACTTTGTTGTAGCGTTTTCGTAGTTCATCAATGCCAACTCTTTTGAAGGGTAGCGGTAAAAATTGAACTTATCTCCAATATAACCGATAGCGGTCTTAAAGTCAACACTTTTCTTTAAATCTTTTGCATTTTTTATTGTTTTATCTAACTGATTCTCATTTAGCGGATTTCCTAATTCATAATTTAAAAACTCAGCATATAGTGGCAGCCAAAAATCTTGATTGTATTTTGTTGCCAAGTCATTGTCCGACAAAAAGCTTCTTTGAAACGATCCTGTTGTCGAAATACAGTTACGATAGGACTTGGGTTGAAGTGGTGGCTCGTTGCTAAGCGAGAATGTTCCTTCTACAAGGGTATATTTGTGTGCGAATCGAGTGCCGCGCATACTGGTTTCCGATAGGACCGGGAAAGCCGCGACATAATTATTATAAAATTGCATTAGATATACGCTGATAATGTCATAATCGTAGTCCGTTGCCTTATAATACATCGATTCGAATAGCGTGTCAACATCAAGATTATAACTTGCCATATAATTCTGCATTTTTGGGGAGCCTAGATCAGCTATAATTCTCCCAGGATATTCTTTGTCTGCCATAAAACCAAATTTGTTAAGAGCATGCATATAAAACTTAAAATTTGAACTTTCTATATATGTAAAGTTTTTTGAAGCATCATCGGAATAATCTAGTGTAGGAGTTATTTCTATAATAAGCCCGGAGGCATGTCGAGGGCACTTAGAGGATAAAATATAAGAGGAACGACTTAGAGCAAGTTTGCTACCCCTTGTGCTGTAAAGATGTTTAATCGATTTCATATATTGATCGAAATTCTTTGGCTTTGCATATTGCAGCCCTTTTCCCTCACTTGGTTTTTCGAGATGAGACGTTACCAATACTTTATATAATGATTTAATATAAGTGGAATATCCAGTATGCACGCTTTGCCAGCCTTTAACTGGATTAATCGCTTGGACTGTATCCGAGTCTCGAACTAATATTCCGAGGCGGCGTGCTTTATTAAAATAATCCTGAAGGTCATGAAAAGCCTCGGCAACAAAATTCATTACGTAAACTGTATCGGCAGCAGAATCCGTGTTCTTGCGTAGAGGAGCGAGATGCGACTCAGAAGGATATACAACATTTCCTTTGCGATCTACTTTTCCGTAATATGGTGTTCGAGATGAATCAAAGAAATTGTTAAACTCGTCGGTTGGAACAGTCTTGTTCAGATATTTCTTTCTTAAATTAAAAGTTTGCTTTGAGTTGCCTCGACCTATTATATTTCTACTATTTAGTTTTGTATTTTTTGCCATAGTTTATACCCTGTGTGTGCGCTAAATTTTACCTGTACATCTTCTGCTTCCGCAACTCTTTGAGACGTTCGCATAAGTTAAAATATTACTTCATCATAAGCAGCGGCTTCGGCGGCGGCGGCTTTGGCAGCTTTGGCAGCTTTGGCGGTGGCGGCGGCGGCGGCTGCTTCCTGTTGCCCGGTAACACACGCCTCGTCGTCGGGACTCAGCGCAACACTATCCTTGGGTTTCTTAATCCCACAAGCTTCAAACCCTGGAAGGTGGGCGAATGAGAGCCACCTTGTTTCCAGTGTAGTTTTCCAATCAGGGTTGTTTCCAAGATCTCCAAAATCATGACTTACAGTTATAACTACAAAATAACCTCCGAGACCCAGCGTTCTTGCAGCCGAAACAGCTTTGCCTGCGTTTGCGAACGGAGGCGGAATTATGGCTAGCCCATCACCTAGATACGAGCCACCGTTGAGTAGGTGTGTCGGGGGGTCGATGGCACTCGCCAAAGAATCGGGATTAATATATACAACAGATCCGGGTTTAAAAGCAACATTGCCCCTTAAAAGAACAGTCGCATCATATTTTTCTCTCAATATCCCTAATTTATTTATTCCTCCGTCCGCCATCAAGTTAGCCTCTCTAAGTCCAGGCAAGTCACTTCTTTTAAACTGAGCAGATATCAACATTCCCTTTGGTCCAGATGATAGTTCAAACCAAGGGACACCATCCCTTTTATCGTCTCCCTGCGGGTCTGCACCCATTCCGCGCTTCATGGTAGAAGAGGGTTTTTGTGTCACTGCAAACACATTATATGTGGCTTGGGTGTCGTTGGCGACGGCGGCTTCATGGCTTCTGTTTACCCTGTAAGACAAAGACTTTTGCCCTAAATAGCCCGCATATAGCAGCGAGCCGCCAAGCTGTGATGCCGCATCGTCTGCGACATCAGCGGCGTCTGGAGGGGGTTTGCAAGCAGCATCGGCAATCTGTTTATCTAGCACGGCTTCGGCTGCGCCCCGGTGGAGGGGTGTGCCCGAATTGAGTATTCCCGAAGAGGGCGGAGACGCGTGTTGAGCCAGAGCTTGCAGGTCCACGATCTCCTGCTTCAGTTCCTGAGCGGTTTTCGGTGGAGGTAGATCTGCTTTACTTACCTCTGTGTTTAAGTCTGTGGGACGCCCTGACACCGAATAATAGGTTGCAATAGCTTGAGCCCCTTCGTTATCCTTCGAATTGGCTGTAAGCGAGGCTCGATTATCAATTGCATAAGGGATTAGCGTATTTATCAGACCATTAATAAGATTTTTAAGGAAATATTTTTTTACGTTTGGACGCGAAACCACTTCATTATACCAGAAAGTTCGAAATTGCTCAAACTCAATTGGAATATCTGCTATATTAATATATTTGGGCTCGTCTTCTCCAACTAACTGTGGAAGCTTAATATCGCCAAATATATATTTTCCGTGACGTTTTATTGTTTTTTGTGCCTTTTCCCCCAAGCGACCCTTTTTATCTATCTCACTGAAAAATGCAACGCCTTGTCCGTGAACGTAACTGCTCTTGGGGTATGCAGGTGGATGATCATTTTTAGCAAGAACCTCTAATGCAGCTTCTACAATATCGCCTAAAAAAACAAATTTAAAAAACTTATATCCGAGGCGGTCCTGGATATTGGAAAGGAGTTCGTCTCTCTGACCTTCTTGTGGATCATATTTAGTATATTTACTGACCGAGTAGGGAGCTTCGGTAGACCCTGCCTCGACTACTTCTTTGAGCAATCCTGTTTGTACGCCTTCGAGCGTATCCTTGATGCCGCCCGCATCCTTGGGGATAGCCCCCATGAAGCGGTCCGCATCCTTGGAGAGTTGTTTTTTCCAACCTGGGTTGTAGTCGTTGGGGTCGGGGAATTTAGAGGCATCCCAGGATGCCATATAGTTTTTTATTATAGGGGCTTGTGCGCCTTTGGTGGTCCCTGGTCTTGCCTCTGACCATATAGGATCGGTGTCCGGTACCGCTATGTCATAAATTCTTGATGTGTCATAATTCGGACCTGCCAGTTTAATTTGATCGTGTAGCGTTCGCTTTGATATAAGCAACAATTCCTCATATTCTTTTTCAAACACCTTGGACTTCTCGTCAAGGTCGTTTGCACAGGATTCTTTATACTTGTTTGTTGCTTTTGCTTCTTCCTTGGCTGCCTTCTCTTTTTCGTTCGTCTCGGGCATCTCATCAATATCTGCCTGAGTTCTTAATGCGGCCGTGCTTTGAGCTATTCTATCCATTTCATCATTCATTGCTTGTAGTTCTGCAACAATATTTGGATCTCCTAATAAATCGGCTTTATTGGTTCTTTGCATGGCTTCACCATACCCAATAAAATTTACTGTCATGCGGACGCCCAGGTCAGGATCTACGGTCAATTCATGATTTTGGAGCACTAAATGATATGTTTCTTTCTGTCCATTAATAATGTCTATAACTTCTTGCGCTGCATCGGACAAAGAGGGTGCTGGGTGAGGCTCTCCACTTTCGTTTCTGTCCGCAATGTCTAGGAAGTCCTGGTAGTCTTTTGAACCGGGTTGTCCGATTTTTCCCCTGGTTGCCATCTCGTCAACCCATGCATGGTCAATCTCCTCGTGGGCGACAGAAGTGCCGATGACTGATTGCATTATGGCTTTTTTGCGTAATTCATCGTCATCGACCGTGTAGCCTACTTGTAATTTTATTTGTGTTTCTTCTTCATCATATATTCTATCGCAGGCACCATTGGCAAGTGTGGCGTTTGGGTTCATTTGAATTAAATCAATCCAAGCTATACCGTTTGGGAGTTCTCCCTTGTCTATAGCGTTCTTCCATTTCTCTTTAATGTGTGCAGGGAGTGTATCCGGGTGGGGAAGGTGTCTAAAAAATAAATTATTTAGGTTCATAGTTTCAATTGTTATTGAGACTTGAATATTCGATTCTACTTCTGCTGGATTACCTCCTAGTTTTTTAATGGTCAGCCCAGTTATACCAACCTTGGGTGCGTCTCCAAGGGTTGAAAAATGTCTTTCCCAATCTTGTGCTGTTTTCTGCTTGGCATTATATTCTTTTACTTTCGTAGTAAATTCGGTAGTGCCTTCTCCAAGCCACTCATTTGAAAATTCAATTTCAAATTTTTCGTCTTCAGATCTGCCTGAGCCTGGATAAACCTTAAATAATTTAATATCTGGAATGAGATTATCAATTTCGTCCTCGGGAACAGTAGGATCGAATATATCTAAATAACGTGATGGCGTGGCAGAATTAAGAATAGTGTTACCATCTGCAACGGAAACGGGTCCGGTGCCCATGCTCTTACCAGTCGCTGTTCTGCCGTCGCTCACCACTCTTGTAATAGCAACAGCAGGTGGACCAAGCAGCGTATGCGTTACTGTGTTACTGTCAAAGCCAGCGGTTCTGCCAGTAATACGATGCACCTCGTCTAAGTGTCGTATTAGATAACTTTGCGCTTTTTGCCTTTGTGTATATGATGAATCTTCTGCCATTGTTTAAAAAAGAGCCAACACTCTATTTAGAGGAGTCGGAATAACAATGAGTCCGCCTGCCTTAAGATGTCCTTCAGTTGGAGCAGAATTATATTTAGCGATTACCCACCAATATTCTGGATTTCCATAATAAGTGTTAGCTAGCTTATAATATCTATCTCCTGTTTTCCACACATGCCTTATCTCTGTAATTCCTATAGTTGACTTTATGGGGCGACTTGTGGGTGTTGTCCACTGAGTTAACAATGGTATTTTTTTTCGATTAAGAAGATCTCTATATCTACTATATACATTTCTGAAATATGATCTGTTTAAATTTCGACTTCGTGATGACATTTTTTACCCCTTTCATAAATAAATAGCATAATAAAAATATTTCATTACTCCTATTGGTCGGGTTTGAGACGCTTAGCTCGCGCCTCTGCTGCCGCGACTGCGTCCTCCGTGCCCACAACGTCAACTTCCGTGTTGTCTATCTCCTGTGGAGCCCCCTCTTCCCAGACGGGTTCGGCGTCTGGATCTGCTTCGGGATCTCTGCGGACTATACCCATATCCCTGCGACAATAGAGAGCAGAAGGGATCGGTCCTGTTCCATGAGGCCAATCTAGATTGTCGGTTAATGACCAGCCCACGCCCCCATGGCGACCAGTGCCACCAAAACAAACAGGTTTTGCGTGAAGCGCCAACATGGATAATGTAACATTGACCAATTTAGGTAAAACTTTTCCACTTTCTGAGCCGTATACATATTCCTGTTCTTGCAATTCCGACCCTGGTTTCCTTCCTTGCGCCCACCATTGTGCAGTTTGAGTTTTCCCAATAGCCTCCTTTCCTTCGCCATATCCAAGTAGAGCACTTCTTGCAGCCATCGGGGTCGAACCATAATCAAAAACACCCGCATCAAAATTCATTGAAAAATCAAAATTAAGAATTTTAACGGACTGACTTCTTAAAAAAGTCCCAAAATTGATAATGTAAGTGCGTTGGTTTGTGTAATCATATGTGAGCACCGACCTGCCGCCGATCTGTTTGGCACGCACAAACTCCATCTTGCCTGTTTTGGGGTTCGTCACCTTCTTTCTATCATATAGACCGTAAACAGAGCGTGCGAGAAGCTTGCAATAATCTAGATTTACTTTGGCTTCATGCACATTTCTTGCAGCCAATTGAAACGAAATGTCAATGTTTCTTTCTGTGGTGCTATAAGTAACTCTTGGATTAAGCTTTCCAAACACATGTTCAAAATTAAGATTGGGAGCATATTTTTCAGAATAACTATCTAAAATAATATATTTGGCTACAAGATTGATCTCACCATCACTAGATTTTATCCAAAGCGGGGGATAAAGTCCGTCTCCGAGTCCTTTTAAAAAACTATATTGTCCTTCGCCTGCCATAATAATTTACCTGTAAGAAGGATAGTTGACGGGTATAGGAGACAAATCGTCCATTAGATAGGTGTCGATCCTTACATTTCCCTCAATGGAGAGTTCGATTTTTGCTGGGTATATTTCGTCCTCCCCGAATATTCCCGTTGCTTTGCTAGTGATAAACCCAGCTTCAATATCTGGACTGTATGTCAGTGATGATATATAAATTGCCACACCATTAGCTTGTCCAGGCACCGCACTATCAATAAAGCCCAAACCTTTAACACGCAGCATTGTTCCTTGTCCCACAAGAGCACCTTCTTGATTTCGCTTTGGATACATCATACACATCAACAAATTAAGATTTTGTTCATTATATCGAGCTTCCTCTAAAGATGCATTGGCAACAAAAAATGTAAAAGACATTTTTCTCATTGTGTTTTTAGTTTTCACAAGAGGATCAGTTTCCTTGTAAAGCATTGTCGTCCTTAAGTCTGAAGAGTGCGAATCACTGAACTTAGTTATGGTGCCTGGAAATGAAACCGAGTGTTCCGAAGCTGCATGTGTAAACTTTAGTATATACCCCTGTTGATCTGCCCAGGCAGATAAAGACTTGTCTTTATGGACTCCCTTATAGATGGTTCTATGTTCTGCTTTGACTATTCCCATTTATATTACCCTGTTACCTTGGCAAATTTATTCATAAATCCGGCTCTTTCTAGATCGCTCTTGATGAGCACTGGTGGTTGGCTCTTAACGGCTGCGATAAGCTCATCCAGTTTGTTATTATTTGCTTCTAATAGTTTATTATTGTCGGTCATACCTATACCCTCACGACCTTGTGCATTTAATGGAACGACGGCTTCTGGACCTTTTTCGCCGGTAAGTGCCATCGTGGGTTTCGTTACAATGCCGCCGGTTGCAAGACCGCCCATCTTGGCCCCGGCGAGCGCTCCGCCGCCTGCGAGAGCCGCCATTATTCCCCAACCTAGCGGGCCCGACAGGACGCCAGCAGTGAGGAGTCCTGCCCCAAGTAGACCACCACCCGCAAGCCCACCGATCCCCATGCCCATTCGCTTTTTCTTCTTTTTGGCATTTTTTTCGGCTTGCACTGTATCCCATGCCATTTTCGCCATAGCAAAACCGGCGAGCCCGGCAGTGACACCTCCAGCAATCGCAGCAGCGCTGGCACCCGCCGCTGCTGGGGCTCCTGGTGGCAATGTGGTGGCACCGGCCGCGGCGAATGGGTCGATTATCTGGCTAGCATGGGTGCCGCGCACTCCCGCCGCAGCCCGACCGGGCAGCACTCCTTGTCTTACCATCATCGCCGTAAACTGGGTGGCTATCTTCCCGACGAGAACGGCGGTGGCGGAGGCACTTGCCGAGATCTCGGTCAGGAGCGCCATCTGTGGTACGCTAATAAGTTTAGACAACATTAGTTTTATTGTTTTGCCACTAATCCACGCGCCTGCGGCGACAACAGCCAGCTTTCCAAGACCGCCCATAACACCTTTGGGAAACATTCCCAGTATGTCACTCATCCCTCCTATAATCCCTTTGATCAAACCGATAACTGGTTCAAGTGCTACAGCAAATTGCATTGCCAAAATCTTCATCTCGGTCATAAGATCTCGACCTTGTTCCTGGAGTTCGAGCATTTCTTCTTGGCTTAGCCCTGCTTTTTGCATAGCAGTATTTAATTTATTTGTTTCCTCTTCTTGGAGCAATATCCTGCGTGTTTCTTCAACAGACATCCCCATTGTATTGGCAATGGCTTTTTGCTGATAGTAGCCAAGCTGTTCGAAATCGCCAACAGATTGTTGTATGGCATCAGAGAATAGTTGCATTCTTTTAGCCGGATCTGTTTCCTCAAGAATTTGCATTGTATCGACCAGGGGGGCTCCACCCATTTGTCCAAGAACGGCATTTAGGTTCCCTGCTGCCTGGGCTGCGGAGTCGAATGTATCGAATTGTTCAGCGAATGATACGATTTCACTCATTCCCATTCCTGTGCGTTTGGAAGCAGAATAAAGATTATTAAAAACCCCTTCAAGGTTCTGTCCGTGTATTGCAAGCTTGGGCATTATTTCGGCTGATTCTTCCATAACTTTGTTAAGATCGTCGCCAAAAGCATTCGCAGTGCCCATTATAGATTTTTGGAGTCGCTGAGCCGCCGGGATTGACCTGCCGGTAGTTCTTGTGACGTTTTGCAAAAACTTAGTTGTGGTGCCAGCGGCGACACCAAATTTCTCGAATTGAGTAATCTCAGTTACTAATGCCTTTTGGAGATCTCCATCGATCATCAGGAATTCTGAAAATCCGCCAATCAACGTTGAGGTGGCTGCGGCTGACTCTGATGCTGATACCCCAAGACGACGATTATCTTGTTCTACTGAACTTATTAAGTTTTTATATTGGTTTCCTGTTCCCGTTGCTTTGGCAAATGCTGAGGAAGCATTATCAATTTCTATAGTCAAGGCAACTGATGCTTCTGCAAACTTTTTAAAGACTGAAATACCCATATTCATCGGGGTCATTGTCTTACTAATTGTCTTCCCCATGGTGCCCAGGGCTTGACCGAACGCCTTGGTCGCCGGGATCCCATCGTCCTTCAGATCCTTGGTCATTCGGAATATTCCGGCTACGACACCATCAGCTTGTTGTTCAACCCCCGTCAAAGAGCGAATTAATCTTTCAGTGCTTCGCTCAAGAGATTTTGTGGAATCAGCTAATTCATGCTGTGCACGTTTGAGTGCCCCAAAGCTCGTAGCAACGGCTTCGGCATCGGCTGCATTTCTTTCGAGCCTCTCGGATAGCATTTCGAGTGCGTCACGATATTTTGGATCGGTCGCCGCTGAGATTGCTGCTTCGAGACTTTCTGCTAATTTTGTTGGATCTGTTGCCATAATTTATAGTATCCTATTTAAATGGCCAAATAATTCCGGTTTCTCTTTCAAAGCTCTTTATTGCTTTATCCAGGGCTGTTTTGTTTTTTATAACCTTTGGATCATTTAGTCCATGCTTGTTCATTGCTCTGAGGTATTTGGCTTCGCCTCCGAGAGCTTTTTCAAAAGACTTTATCTGTGAACTTGACCCGACAACATTAACGGGAACAGAGCCTCCGCCGAACATTCCGCCTAGAATTGTTTGAACTGCGCCGCCGAACATAGCCAGCCAACTTTCATTAATTGCATCGCCAATTGTTAAATCAATTTTAATTGGCACTAAATCACCATTATTTTCCATAGAAAGCTTTCCTTATATTGCTGCTTTTATAATTAGTCCCATAAACAAAGAAAATTGGGCGTTAACCCAATTTTCTCGTAGTTTAGTTTGTTAGTGACTTCTTGTCTTTTTATTCGCTTTGTCGATGTGTTGATTTTGTTCTTCGAAATGTTTCGACAACCTTCTTACAAACCAATTTCGTAACCCAATTGGCAGATTGTATGCTTCAAAAAAGCTCCAATTTCCGTGCTGTTTTAAATAAAAGAAATGTTCATAGACCATTTCCATATAATCATTATCCAGGCCAAAAAAAGTCCGCTGTCAACGGCACCTCCATTTCGGATTCATAGCCGCAGTTTGAGCAAGAGTAGAGTTGTGACATATCAACATTTGGCGTTGCGCCGACAACACATGCCCGAAGAAAACGTGAATCAAGGGCAGGCATGTTGTCAATAAAATCACTTATCTCGTTTCCATTGGTTACATCATTAATTGAGATAAGCAACCTCTTTAACAAATCGGTAGCCCCCGCATCAGGTATTTTCAACTTTGATTTCTTATTGGCTGCTTCAGTAAGGTGTCTTTCGTCGTGACCAGTTAATAATCTAAATTCAGCTTTATATTGTGTCTTAGGCAGTGTTACCACAAATGTTCCATGTGGAGTTACTTCAACTTCTTCAATACCCTCGGACACTACATTTCCCGGATTGTTCGTTACATCGTTAAGATCAAAACTATGATCTACTGCTGCATTGCAACCTGGACAGGTAACTTTGGTTTGATAATCTGCCCCATATCCAGAAATTCTTGCCGCAAGGATCAGCGCACTCTTATCCCCCACAAGCAAATCGTTAACTTGAATCTCTTCGTTAATTAAAAGATTTTCTAATAGCCGATCAATTGCCAACCCTTTACGTAAGAGAGTCTGTGAAGTAAGAATATCTTCGTCTCTTGCGGTCATATATCGTATTTCAACAGTGTCTTGCTTATATAATGCATGACCTGGAGGATAATATCGTCCCCCGGATGGAAGTTCCACAAACTCTGTGGGACTTACATATGAGAGCGTTCCTTTAGTTGGTGCCGATGTCGGTTCAACAGGAGGATCGCTCTCCGAAGCAGCAGTGGGTGCTTGGTTGGCACCGGTGCGTGCTTGGTTATTTCTAGCCATTTACACCTCTGTATTATTGTATTTTGTATCTATAGTATAGAATATATATTACGTTTTTTAAAATTAAATTATTTTAATTCTTTACCCTTTCCGGCCATCTTCGTGTACTTCGCCCAATCATATCGCAATGTTAGACTTATTTCAACCATTTCGTCTGAATCGTAAGAGTGGGATCCAAAGTTAACCTCTGTAATGAAAGCATTGATTAAAGCCCACTCCCCAATGATCCTTGTCTCGTTTTCTTTACCTGTCCCAAGCTCTCTAATTTTAACATCGCCAAGTGCGTTAACAGCGGACTCTTTAGTAATTGTAGTACCAGTTGCCTCCCCAAAATCTCTGGGCTGTTGGATACCAATGTCTGCGAGGTATTGATAGAGAAGCTCCGTTGATCCGGGTTCTATAGCATCAACCAGAGTCATTCCGACTGTGTTCCAGTTCATTCTGCCAGGATAATAAAAGGTATGATTGAAGAACCGATGCTCTTGCTCGCCAATTGTATAGCTAGGGCGATCCGCAGTTTTAGCGGCGAACCTTAGTTCCTGTCCCGAAATACCGGGCTGCAAGCTTATAATAAATCTAAACTGGCGTTTTGGCTCTAAGTCTTTTGATGACCAAAAATTCTCTGACATTTATTTATTTCTCCTGTTGCTATAATACATAGTTCTTTTATTATTAATCTTCAAAGCTCGCACCTGTATTTGTGATAACAAAATCAAGAGCAATAAACTCAATTGCGCGAGCAGGCTTCAAGAAGATCTTAGCATACAAGATATTTCTATCAATCAACTCAGGAGTTGTCGTAGTTTCATCAAGCACAACCTTGAAATCTGTGAGTCCGAGTCGCGCCTGTACACTCCGCAAGAAAGGATTGACTTTATTCAAGAACCTATCCCAAGTTGCTTGTACATTCTGATCAAACAAAATTGTAGTTGCCATTCTTGAAATTTCTTTCTTAACAAAAATCATCAAGCGTCGAACATTAATTCGATCAAGTGCCGATGGTGTTACTTGCAATGTCTTTTGACCAAAGATTACGATGCCCTCTGATGGGAACGTGGCAATTGGATTAATATTTGCTTCGTAAAGATCGTCACGATTCCTAGAAGTTAATCTTTCACGAGTCTGAATTACTGGTAGTCCAGCGGAGCCTTCGGTTAACCCTCCTCTGGTAAAGCCAGCGGGGGCAAACCAAAGCTCGCTCTTCTTCTGTGCGCTGGAAAATGTTCCAAGCGCTACAATACTGGGGGGTGCCCAAAGCAGGGCATTGCTTATGGTATCACGAATTTGTACCCATGGATAATAAGCACATCCATAACTTGAGTTCAGTTTTCTATTTCTTAAGTTTGTTACTGCGGTCGAAACGGATCCCAGGTTGGCACTTACTGAATTTGTATTCTCTGTCTCTGCATAGAATCCGGTCTTAAGATCGACAACTGCGAGCGAATCTCCGCGAGCCTCGCAAACCTCAATCATATGAGCGGTAAGAGGCTCGTCCCAAATACCAGGGAGTGCCATTAAATTGTACTCTGCAACTTCTGGATCTGCAATTGCGTCGATTGCGCGTCTAACGGAATAGTGCCCGTAATTACCAACATCGGTACCGTCAGCAAGATCTGTGTTATTAAATGGTTCTTTTTGTCTAATGTTTAAGCCATTAAATCCGCCATGTAGAGGCACAGTAAAACGATTGTAACCTTCGTCTAGAATTTCTGTATATGTTCCACTGATTGCGGTATAAGACAAACCGGCTCTGCGCGAACCAGATGTGTAAACTGCTACGCCGACTCCGAGGCCATTAGGGTTCGCAGTTGTATGGGCAGAGGAACTGAGTTCATCAAGTGAGAATAAATATGAGTATTCGGTAGCTCCTGTCTTGTTAAACGAGTCTCCATCGGCTGGCTGCGGATAAAGCATATCTCCATAACTGTCCTCGAATCTGTTATTCGAGGCTTGTGTAGAGTCTATTCCGAAATAGGCATCTTTGGGATTTGGCACACCACCGTCAGAAGCACTTACTCGCAATGGAATAGCTGGATAGACCGCTTTCAAGGATGCGGCACACCCGTCGAGGTGCTCTCCTATGTTGCCTGACACATTCAAAAATGCTTGAACGGCACCCACGACGTGTTGCGTTCCTGCAATTTTTGTGCCGCCAAAAACCCAGTTGTTCTGACCAGATGCATCAGGATTGGTGGGGGACGATGCACTAACGTATGACCAAGAATTTGGTCGTAATGGTCCATAAGATCCGAATGGTAGATATCGTGCGTCGGTGGCACCGGCATCAACATCAGAATTTACTTCAACACGAATATACTTTGATGCATTTAGGTAATTGCCGAAGACCTTGTGTCGTCTCTCTACGTCATCCCATGTAAGATACTGATCTCCGATTACTCTTGCAATATACTTGGAAGAATTGGGATTAAGATTAACAGAACTGTAGCGTTCTACAACCACAGGGGCAAGATCGTTATCCCTTGCATCTCTAACCTCCACGCTAAAAGATCCGTAAGGATCCTCGTCGTTAGGCGAGACTTTGATATCTGCAATAGATATCTTGAGTTTTTTCATCTCGTCTTCACCAGACCCATCAAGCGTATGGAATTTGAATAACTTCTTTACTCGATTGGTGTCTGTAATATCATAATCTGCATAAGATGTTTGGAGATCCTGTGAGACAAGCCACGGAGTTTGAGCGGCTTGAAATCCCATGCGGAAGTTCGAAGCATACACAGCGGTAGTCGATGCGCTTGCAATACCGAGAATGGCACCCCAAGCCTGTCCCGCTGAAGAACCAGTGGCATATTTTGCAAGGTGTCTTTCGAAGGAACCTCCCAGCCAATAAGTCTTTCGTTGTGCAGTGCTGGTAACTGCATCGGTGGTTAGTGTCGGATTGGTGTTGAACACCTTTCTAATATATCGATTAGATGATGGAGTAAAGTTAAAAGCTGTTTGCTTTTTAATATTGCCGTCTGCGTCTGTAATGATGGCATAAAATTCGTTAGCCACTGCGCCAGCAACGTCCGTCGTAGGTGACGGAGTATTTGAAGATAATGATCTAATGAGCGCCGCACTACCAGTCGTAATAGTTCCGCCGGTACCGTCTACGGCACAATCTCTCAATGTTCCCGAGAGCACAATGGATCCTTCATTTAAATACCAGACAGCGGCGAGGGCTCCTGTCATCTCATAGCGGTCAGCCGCTGGTCTACTACCCGATGGCCAAACAAATAATCCATATGCTCCACCATTGGTCGCATTTGACGTAGTGTTGGTTGCATCGGTATCCCAACCAGCTTTTCCAGCAGAAGTTGCATTTGAGCTTTGTGCGCCAAGGAGACGAACCATTGTAACGGCATTGCTATTTCTCAAATACGCTTGTGCTGCATATGCTGCATAAGTAGGGGCAAGATAATTTCCATCACGCCATACATCACCACTTCGGCCACCAGGAATTGGATTACCGAAGATTTGAACAAATTCGGAAAATGAGTTAACCTTAACAGGTCTCATTCCTGGTCCGCGTTCTGTTCGCCCTATAATTACTGGTCCCATTTCTTCTGGGAGGGCTGGTAATTCCGAATTGTCTATCTCATTAATAAAGATGCCGGGTGAAATAAACTTGAAAGATTTAGCCATTATGAAGTGTCTCCTTGTACTGCTTCAAATAAATATTAAAAATGAAGTTCTTCTGCTCTTACTATCGTTAATAAATAGTTGAACAAAAGAGGAAAGCCCTAAATAAGTCAAAACTACTCTCGATAAAATGGCACATTTCCGCTAGTGTGTAAATGTTCGGGGATATCACCAAAGACCACATGTTCACGGGGTATTTTAACTTCTACAGCATTTTCTCGTCTAACAATCTTGGGTCTGTCTTCATTCTTGTCGCCGCCAATAATATATCCTCGGACTTTAAGAGAAATTTGAGTTTCATAGCCGCGTGCGTCTTCGTTCATTGATGCGGCATTGTTGCTTAACTCATAGCTAGGCTCTATAAATGTCTCGAACTGATGTCCGTCTTTAAAAACATTAAAATAATTTGGGCCACCTGTAGAAGTCATAAAGGGGGTTATAGCTTCATTGATTTGCTGTTGATATTCAGATTTAATTGTCAGGGTATATCCGGCTTCTACATAAATCGGGATCGGCATTGTAATCGTCTCATAAACAACTTTTTTATTCTTTCTCGGAAAGTTCTTTTGCCCTGTTCCAATTGTATTAACTATTAATTTCTTTGAATCGGCATTGGCAAAATTAGCCGTTTTATCTTGTTTAATAACTCTGGCTATTGTCATTGTGCCGCCTTTATTATCTTGACGATTTGGAATAGCCGCATAAAGTGCACCCCGTTTAGCTATATCTTTGTCAACCGATATTCTTTCAAGAGTCATAATGGGATATATTAGCCAACCATTGGCATCTCTAAGATCTTTGTTGTACTTAATTTGATAGGCTCGTTCTGCTCCGACCCAGATAAAAGGTATTTTTTTAAAGCCCTTGTTTGTCGTGCAAAATATATTTAACTCATCATCAATATAGTCAAAAAGAGCACGATCAATCGTCTCTATTGTCGAGGGCATAAAGGGAATTTCTTGGAGTGGTGCCAAGTCGGGTGTTTTTGGGTTATCAGGTGGCATCGAATAGTCCCTCTCTTGAATAATAACAAGTCGCTACGATTTCGAATTTGTGATCAATCTGTCCAAATAACTGCCTTGCCCAGTTAAGGCTTGTTATTTCATAGAAGTAATCACCATATAATACAAAATCGCCTTCTCTAACATATAGGTCTTGATCTTCTATTAACCTTCGTTTGTGAAAATATATTGTAATTGTATTTGCTTTATCAATTCCAACAGATTCATCTGCTTTTGTCTCAGTACCTTCATAATCAACAAGGGCATAAACCCTGACTGGTGAAAGAAAAGATTTCTCTATCGCCTCGCCATAAAGATCATTATAGTTTGTGATGCTTTGATCTATTGGATAGTATACTATTTGTTGACCAATAACGCGCTCAATAAGTTCATCATTTACCTGCTTAACAAGGTTTCTTTCCTTCTCGCCAAGAAATAATGGGGGAGGTGGTTGCGTTGGTTGGGACCATTTATCGTCAGCCATTTATTCCCTCCTTATCCAACAAATACGCCTGCTGGTATATTTTGATTAACTGTGTTAACTGAGTCTGCGATGGAAGCATCTTTCTCGGCTAAAGCGTGATATGTTAATTCGTCTAACGTCTCTTTTAGTTCTGTTCTTAAATTGGCTTGATCTTCCCTTCCCTCGGCAATTAATGCTGGACCGTTAAGAGTAACTGATTCGCCTGGGATGGGCACAGTGGCGAACTTGGAACGAATATGTCCTAATGTTTCTTTTGCCAACGAGAGCGCAAATCTACGAATCCACTGTTTTCCAATTGAATTAATATTTTTATAAGGAAGGTTTGCTAAAGGAACTGTGTTCATATTGTTGATTCCGTCAACGAGGGAGCCAGAGGATGCGGTCCACGAATCTTCTACAATTCTAAAATTAAACCAAAAATAAGATGGACTTGAATTTGTATTTGGTGGGGTGGGGAATAGCCTTAACATATTATTATTTAATTCAAAAGAATAATGTGAATTTCTTGTATATATTGAATCCTCAAACGCCATTGCTTGTGCTTTATTTTGCCAAACAGGAATTAGCTGAAACGTTGAATCGTCTGCATATTGTCCATAATTTGCTAAATTGCCAACGGTATTAAGTCCGCCATAGTATCCGAAAAATCTCCACATAGAAGACGGTGTTTTATAATAGACTTTATCAACGATTATTTTGCTACCGCTTGTAAAGCCAGCGTAGGGAACTGGGTTTTTAGTCGCGACATCTACATTATGCACACTTGCGCTATTTAATACTTCTTGCAAATCATAGTCTGAAACACCACCAGTTGTTCGAAGTGATGCCGAGTATATTCTTGAAGTGCCTCCGGCGCGAGCATCAGTAGAAAATGCTTCCGATATTCTTTGAGAATATGTAAATGTAGACTTGGGATATTTAAGAGCAACGTGTGAGCTACTAAGGCTTGATGTTATTGTGCCATGTCGATCAAAGGTTCCAGTTGTCATACCCAAAACATCAGGTAATATATTTTTTGCCTGATGCATGTTGACAATATATGAATATTCTAAAACTGCCTCTTCATATCCGGCATAGATGCTGCCTGTGGTGATCTCAAGATCTAAGATGTCTCCACCAAGTTTTTTATATGTGTATGCAACTTGCTCAGCGGCTCCTGATAGGAACTCTACAGAGCCTGTGAACATTCCAAACGGGCACTCGCCAGCCACGCTACCTGCTGTTCCAGTGGCGGGCAATACAATCGCGCTAGTGGTGCTCTTTGGGGTAAGAGTGGGAATCGCCATTAAATATAAGTCTCCTCACCTTAAATAGTTGAGCAATAAAAGAAAACCCCCGCCAATTGAATGACGAGGGCAATCTTTTATATTATCGCTTGTTCGTTTCTATTAAACGAGGTCTACGACGACAACTACTCCATACATGTCAGGACGAACCATCTTCTTACCGTAGCGCGTCATGACTCCCTTGCGGGGCACGAAGTCTTCGGTTCCGAAGATAGTGGGCGTGACTTGTAGCGGAACATATGGAGCATAGACGTATCCACTCTCCAAGAAAGATCCGCCCTTACGACCAACGAGAACAATGTTCCGTGGGAAGTAGGGGTCAACATAGACATCCCATTTCTTGGAAAGAGCACCTGTCTTGACTGCACCAACGGTACCCCTGTCAACATCACCAGTGACATTTGCACGGAATCCCGCAGTAAACTCAAGGACGTTAGCAACTTCAGGTCCAACGACGATGAAGTTAGCGCCACCTCTTAGAGTCTTACGGTGAATCTGTGCCGAAACATCATTGATTGTTTCAACAAGAGTCTCATACCATTCGGAAACGGTACCCGTGAAGTCGGGAGTTGCTGTAGTGGCACCAATCTCCAGACCACCTGAGTTGCCTGTTCTGTTAACAAACTTGCCAGCGTGACGTGACCAGTAATATGTACCAGCGGTTGCACCCTTGACTAGATCCTCAAGAATCTCACGATCAATTTCTAGAGCAATTTGCTCAGAGAGAATTGAAGTAAGCTCGACCTCGGCATCCAAGTTGTGATAGGCATTAAGATCCTGTCCCAACTCAGGTGTCCACTTGGCCTTGAGCTTCTTGGTAATCGCGGTGATACTTACAGAATCAACCTTGATGTCGATCTCGGGGATAAGCCCGTCTTCTGTTCCAACTGCGTTGGTTGCTTCCTCAAGTCCCCAGAGCGGATCACCAACAACGGAGCCGACTGCGTTACTGACAACGAAATCGTCATCAATAGAATATTCAACCGTGACGGTGTTGTCACCACCAGTACCGTCGCCATCGGTATAAGAAGCTGACAAGTTCGCAATTGTGCGAGTATCAGAATGGAAGAAGACCAACACATGTGTCGGATCACCATCTGACGGTTGCCACAATCCTCTGTCAGAACCAGAGAAAGCAGTCAAACGACGTGCTTGGCCATCAGCAGCGTTACCCAGGGTACCAGAGACACCAACCAAGTTATCTAGGTTAAGCTGTGTTAACGAGCTAAGCAGAATTTTACCAACATACACGTTGGTTGTTCCAGAAGTGAAATCTGGATCGTAGCGGCAAAGCCGCTCCAGTGTGCCTGATGCTGCGATACAAGCCGCGTTAGTGCCCGCCAGTCCAGCAGAATAAAGCCTAGCTTGCTTGAGTTCTCCATCACCCATGCCGCTTGCACCAAAACACCCTGAAATTACAGGAATAATATTTGCAGACACGGATCCTGTGGGAGAAGAATAACCATTGTTTAGGTTATAAAAACTTCTCTCATTGTCTGGAGCCGATAAGCTAACACCACCGGTAATTTCGGCACCGACCTTTCCGCCACCATACAGTGAACCAGGGTTGATTAAACCACCCCTAGCACCTGTGTCATCCGACGTGGTGAAGTCAAGGAAGAAAATGAGCCCACTTGGGAGACTCATTGGTTGAACACTGACGAGATCGTTAGCGATCAGTCCGCCGAATACACGGCGAACGATTGGAAATGCAACAGCCGCGAAGCCCTCGACATCACCACCAGCCATTGACGAAACCTCACGAAGAAGCTCCTTGGCTTGATTTTCAAGAAGACGAGCCATGCTGTTTCTTGTTTGGTCATTGTCTAAACCTTCCAGAAGTCCGGTGCGTTCCCACTTTGTTAAAAGTGCAGCACCTTCTTTTGAAAGGTCTCTATCAACAATACCTTCAGTTAATTTATTTAATACGGACATTATTTATTACCTCCTTTAATGCCTGCTAGCGCTCTCATCCGATCAAAATGCGGGTTTTGAGCACTAAGTGCCTCCCTTCTTCGGGGAAGCGTTGGTGACGGTTTCTCTACTGCTTCGCGGAGTGATTGTGGAGATTTACTATTTCTAGAACTTCCCACTGCGCTTTGAAGGGTTTCGTAAATAACCTTCGCCTCTTCTACAGAATCTGCGTTTGTAATAGACTCGACAATTTTAATTTTTTGTCGCTCATTCAAGGAGGTGCTATTTAATACACGATTAGTATAAAGTAAACGAGCGTTGGAAAGATTAACTTTTTCCAATCGCTCTTTAAGATGTAAAACTGTTTGTTGTAATTTGTTTGCCTTTGTTTTATAGGTTTCCACTTGCTCCATATACATGCCTGCTTCTTCTCTAGCTTTTTCTAGTGCGGCATGTTCTTCTGCAAGTTCATCGTCCTTAAGGGCGGCAAGGTGAACTTTTTGTCCCTCTAAATTTCTAGCTGTTGGAGTTGTGCGTCCTCCAAGTCCTTGGTCTGGAATGCCCAGATCAACTTTTAGCTCTTCTGCTATAGCGTTAAGAATCATTTCATCAAGTTCAATGTCTTCGTCGCCGTCGCTTTCTACGATATCGTCTTCAAGTTCTTCTGCAAGGTCTTCATGAGTTTCTTCGGCAACCGTAGAACCCTCATCATCGAGGGCACGTTCTAAAGCTTCAAGATCGAGTCGAACCATAATTGGATCATCACCCTCCTCAACAGCAAAAGGAACCTCGTCCATTACCGGGCTTGGGTCTTCTTCTTCTTCGAGTTCTCCGAAAAGGTCTTCCTCTCCTTCAATAAGAGACTCGACTGCGGCTTTAACCTCAGAGGAATACTTTTCGATAATCGTCGCTTCTGCGTTTTTGATAGCCGCCTCTTTAAGTGCCTCGGCGTCAACTATGGCTTGCTCAAGCAAATTGGACATAGATATCAACTCCATAAAATATATTCAGTCACAATTAAATAGTGTTCTAAAAAGTTAACAGCCTGCTTTTATGCTTAATTGCTGCATCAGTCGTTTGTCTTTCCAGCACCAACGATATCACAAGCAATGCAGAACAATTTTTCTGTGCCAATATTATCGTTACGGACGGCGGCTGTCCAATTTGTAGCATCCGTACTGCTCCAAATTCTTCCGCTGTTCCCTACTGCGACGGCCGTTACATGATCCGTAGCTATATCGTTCAGTTGGGTGCTATCAGGGGTTGACGGAGTATCCCAAGTATCTCCCGGTCCTCTAGCAGATGCGGTGAATGCTGTAGTCTTTATTGTGCCACCTGCTCCAGCGGAGATCCATTTATTTACTGAGCCTTTCATATATACGAGTCCAAATAAATTATTAGACGTGCCAAGCTGGGCGGAAATCTCATCCCAGTCCACAGTTGGATGATCATTACTTCCCGACATGTCCGCAACGGGGACGATAGAAGTCCACCCGTCACCCGTAGATCCGGCAACTACCCATCGACCAGCCCCATCATATGCCATTGTATACCAATCTTTAGTTCCATCCAAAGCACCCATATCTGTCCAAGAAGCGCCATCATCCACGCTTTTCCATATATGAGATTGAACTATCGCTAACCAGTTGCCGGATGTGCCTCCCTCATAACAGACGGCTCGACAATAATCATCAACCGTGTTGTCGAGGTCGAGCATGTTAAAAAGTGCGCCCCCGTTGGTCGATCTTCCGATGTTACGATATTCACCGGCATCATCGTTGTCCGCTACCTGTACGCCGCCTCTAACCCAAGTAGCATTACCAAAGCCAATCTGCCCATTAGAAACATAGTTATTGCCATATGGAACAGAACCTGAAGTCCAGTGGCTAGCGGTTGCGTATGTTGGGCGTCCAGCGCCATCAAGATCAGAAGGTTGGCAAGATTGAGAGTTTATAAAGGTTGTATTCCCCTTGGCTCCAGACTTAAGTTCAAATCCAAGCATCCATCGAGGAACTGGCGGATCATCGGTGGATTCGCCATAGGCAATAGAGTTTGTTTGTCCACTACCAATATCTATAATAAAGCCGCCTCGTGCCCCGTTGCCATCCAGCCCAGGACCGTCACCCCATCCGTTAAGACCGTTTGATGCAGTAGTTGTATAAACATAACCTAGTCTTCCGCCTGCCATCCATCTTCCGGCTACACCAGCGGGAATGGTCGAGGTGCCAATCTTTATAATAGAAGTCTTGGCAACGCCATCAATACTTACAATATCTCCGATATCAACACCATCTATTTTAACTGCATCAGCCACTATAGTTCAATCCAGTCATTGCTTGGGTTAAAATATATAACATTTGCCACACTAGTTCCGAAACCAACTACTCTTACGACAGCACCTGGGGCTGCGGGTGCAGTAAAATCAATTTCTCCTATAGCCTCCGAAACATAACAAGCTGCGCCCTTAGCAAAAGAACCCTGCACGGATGATAAGTGGTGGAATCCGCGCAATAATACGCCATCGCTAGGATCGGCT